CTGCATTAGACAGCGCGATTGCCAAATTAACAGGTACAACTACTACCACTACAACCACCACTTCCAATACCAATAACACAACCACTACCAATAATGTGGCCTGTCCAGCGGGTCAAACATTTACAGGCGGCGCTTGTAAAAGCAATTAAATTGCATAAGTTATTGAAAACAGGGTGTAGGCAACTACACCCATTTCATCTATGAAAAAGCATGTTATAGATAAATGGATCGATTTACTTTCATGAATACCTTACATATACTAGCCTGTCCCTACAGCCCAACACACATCAACAACAGAATAGATCCTTTTAGTATTCTGACCTATAAGTTTATCAACTATATGCAGAGCTATGGATGGAACTGTGTTCACTACGGTGCTATAGGCAGTGAAGTTAACTGTGAAAATGTTATCTGTAATACAGTGATTAGGACAGACCGAGCACCCAATACACAAGATTTTAATCCTAAAGCAGGAGAAGAAATAAGAAAACGAAAACAACCTGGAGATATGATTATCTGTTTCCACGGAGTTGATAACAAAGGCGCCTGCGATGCCAACCTGGACTTAAAACATATAGAACCAAGCATAGGTTATGATACTAGGGCAGTATTCGCACCTTATCGTGCCTTTGTTAGCGCAGCACAGATGCATATGTTCTATGGTGAACGCGGTATGCTAATGAACCCTAGTTGGTTTGATGCAGTTATTCCCAATGCCATTACCCCCGGTGAATTTACCTATAATGAGGATAAAAAAGATTATCTACTTTTCTTTGGGCGTGTAATGGAAAGTAAAGGTATTCATTTAGCCATCCAGGTAGCAGAAGCCACTAATAAAAAATTAGTTATCGCAGGGCCCGGAGATCTTAAAAATATGGGATACAGTCACAGTCCTAGCCATGTAGAGGTCGTTGGTCCCTGTAATGCGGAACAACGCAGACAGTTAATGAGCGAGGCTAAGGCAATTATAGGTCCAACATACTACATCGAACCTTTTGGTAATATGGTGCCAGAAGGTTATATGAGTGGCACTCCGGCAATTACCACAGACTGGGGTGGCTTTTTAGACACAGTGGTTCAAGGACATACTGGATATAGATGTAGAGAGTTTAGAGAATTTGTTGCGGCTGTTAATAACATAGATAAAATAAAACCTATCAACTGTCTTAACTATGCGTTAGAAAATTATCACGATGACGTAGTCCATGAAAAACTACATAACTACCTTGTTAAAATCTTAGAACACAATTTTTATCGATGAAAAAAGCATTTGTAATCACTAGTGCTATAGAAACTAGGAACCAGTTTCCATTGACCTATTCAAAGAAACGTAGTCATTTCGATGCAGAAGAACGTCTTAGACAGACAGTAATGACCGTGGCCAGTTTAGATCAGGTCAGTGACGATGACACTTGTTTATATATTTTAGATGTTAGTGAAAATTGGCAGGCACATGCTCATCTACTAGCCTACCAACGTAATTTAAAGTTTATCAGCGTAAAGGAACAGTTTCCAGACATATACGAGTTAGTAACAACTCATCCTCATAAGAGCGTCTGTGAAGCCACTATATTAAGTAAATTTTTACGCCAGTACAAGAATGAACTCGGTAATTTTGATTACGTGTTTAAGATGACAGGAAGATACTTTCTAGATAGATCATTTAATACAGATCTTTTTACCGCGGAAAATACTAATAAAATTTTTTATAAACGCCCATTAGAGTTTGAATGGAGAGATGAATGGCAATATCATGCTGTTGATCTTAGACAGCAACAGGGCACAAATACTCTTAGACAATATTGCAGTGTGCTTTTTGGTTGGGGATCTGCTCATTACAATAACATGTTGGATATACTTACTACCATACCGTCAATATTAAAACAACCTGCCTATAGCCATTTAGATGTGGAAACACTGGGCTACTACTTTACAAGACCATTCGCAGCGTCTATTATAGAAACATCTTGGTTAGTTTACGGATGGGACGGTGCTTCGGGAAAATTTTGGAGATACTAATTTGGAACTAACACTATTAATAATTGATAATTTCTATACCAATCCAGACGCTGTAAGAAATTTCGCACTCAGCCAAGAATTTTCTGTAACAGGAAATTATCCAGGAGCTAGAACTCGCAGTTTTTTCACTAATGACGTAAAAGAAGCCATAGAATATCACATGCAGTCTGCTGGTAAGATTACAAATACCTATGAGCATAGCGGGTACACTGGTGCATTTCAGTTGGCCACAGCACAGGATAGAACTTGGATTCACAGTGATCCGTACAATATGTGGGCAGGTGTTTGCTATCTAACACCCGACGCACCTGGATCTGGTGGTACAGGACTGTTTAGACATAAGAGAACAGGGGAACATAGGCGAGTTACACAGGATTGGGAAGGATATGATTATACAAAATGGGAACTGTTTGATAGAATTGGTAATAGATATAACCGTTTAATAATTTACAGAGGTGATTTGTTTCATGCCAGTTTAGATTATTTTGGGGATAATTTAGAAAATGGCAGACTATTTCAAACATTTTTCTTTGACACCGAACATAGATAATGGCAAAAATCTGTAAGGTTATATTTTCAACCAATAGATTAGAATATCTAACTAGAACGTTAGAGGCGCAGAGGTATCTCAACTTTGGCGACCATGAAGTACATGGTATATTCATCGACGATTTCCCCAAGGGCAGGAATAATTCTCTAATATCCATGCTGGTACAGGCCTACGGATATAATGAAATTATATTACACGAAGTAAATCAAGGCCTAAGTGTTACCTGGAGCGAATTTTGGAATTTGATAAAAGATAGAGACTACGACTACGTCTGGCATCAAGAAGATGATATTGAATTACTAACTGAAATACCTATAGACGATATGTTGGTAATACTAAATGGAGATAAAGATCTTTGTCAAATTACGTTACAACGTCAACCTTGGTATTGGACTGAAACAGAAAGCCAAGCATTAGGCACTGATCGGACTTACAAAAATTATCGTTATGAAAAAAACAGTGCCATCTTTAGTCCTATGGCTAGTTTATATAGCATGGATAAGGTAAGATATGACTATAAGGGATGGCTAAAGACTAACTACCCCGACAGAGATTGGTGGCAAATTAACCTCAACGAAGGTATGATTGGTAAAGTTTTGTTAGAAGGACAGGGATTGGTTACAGGCAAAATCAAAGGTGCTCAAGGCGAACCCTTGATACATCATATCGGCGATTACTTTGTAGGCAAAAGAGTATTACCCAATGAACCACACTATGAGCGATTTGAACACTTTAATCCAGAAGTAAAATACAACTCAAGAGATGGAAGCATATATGAAGGATGATATTACTATTGAGGAAATACTTTTTATTGTTAGAGAAATAGAAAGTCAAGATCCTATCGATTGGGGTATGCTTCAACTAGATGAAGATATTGCTAGTGAAATGTTAGTTAACCAATTAGTAGACAAGTATAACACAGAATGGTCAAAATTGCCCCATACTGACCAAATTAGAATACTGTTAGCATCTATGGCTAAATTAGTTATTGAAAATTTTGTATTAAATGTTAAACTAACACAATGAAAGAAAAATACATTAACCTATACATGGATTGGGCTCGTCGTGCTGCTGAACTAAGTCATGCTCGTAGACTTCATGTAGGTGCTGTCATAGTCAAAGACGATACTGTGATTAGTTATGGGTATAATGGTATGCCTGCTGGTTGGGATAACAACTGCGAAGAATGGATTGATCTAACACCAGAAGAGCGTATATGGAGCGATGCTAATCGAGTATTAAAGACTAGGCCTGAAGTTCTTCACGCAGAGTCTAACGCCGTGGCAAAATTAGCAAAGTCTAGCAACAGCGGTTTGAACGCTGACATGTTTATTACTCACAGTCCATGTCTAGACTGCGCTAAACTGATTTATCAATCTGGTATCAGGCGTGTATACTTTGGCGATAATTACAGAGACGATGCAGGAACAACTTTTCTTACTAAATCCGGAGTTGAAGTCGTTAAGGTTGACAACGCAATTAAATGAAGGTAAACTTAATGAGCAGTCGTGAGGGGAATTGGCAGACCTCTGTCTTTATGGCAGGACGGGGCGCAGTCTTAGACACAGCCTTTGTAGGTTCGAAGCCTACCGACTGCACCAAGGATTAAAATGAGATTTCACATTCTGGGCTTGCCCCATACAGTAACCAGCAAAGAATTTAATGCCTGTGCCTATACTCAAAAAGTATGGAAATTCGGCAAGATGATGAAGGCACGTGGCCACGAAATTATTCACTATGGTCATGAAGATAGCAACCTAATCTGTGACGAGCATGTTACAGTACTAACCAATGACGACTTTGTCCAGGCCTATGGCAATTACGATTGGCGAAAAAACTTTTTTAAATTTGATACCAGTGACCATGCATATAAAACATTTTATGCAAATGCAATACGTGAAGTAGGGCTAAGAAAACAAAAACACGATTTCATATTGCCATTCTGGGGTTTCGGTGTTAGGCCCGTGTGTGATGCTCATCCTGATCTTATAACAGTTGAACCAGGTATAGGATATGCAGGTGGTCATTGGGCACGTTGGAAAATTTTTGAATCATACGCTATCTATCATGCCTACTATGGACTACCAGGTGTGGGCAATTGTAAACAAGACTGGTATGAAGCAGTAATTCCTAACTACTTTGATCTAGACGACTTCGAATACCGTGAAAATAAAGAGGATTATTTTCTGTATATGGGTAGAGTATATGAAGGCAAAGGGGTTCATATAGCCATAGAGGTAACTGAAAAATTAGGATGTAAGTTAAAAATTGCAGGGCAAAATAACTTGCAATCTATGGGGTATAAGACTACACCAGACCATGTTGAATTCATAGGCTATGCAGATATACCTACTCGTAAGAATCTAATGAGTAAAGCCAAGGCTGCATTTGCTCCAAGTATGTATCTGGAACCGTTTGGCGGCGTACAAATTGAAATGCTCCTAAGTGGAACACCTACAATTACCACAGATTGGGGTTCATTCGCAGAAAATAATATAAATGGCGTAACTGGTTATCGTTGCCGCACATTTGAACAATTTATGTGGGCTGCAAAAAATATAGACAACATAGATCCTAAAGACTGTCGAAATTTTGCAGAAAAAAACTTTAGTCTAGAGCGTGTAGGCGCTCTATACGAAGAATACTTCCAGATGGTACTGGATGTATATCAGGGTAGAGGATGGTATCAAGAGCGTCCGGAACGTAATAATTTGGACTTCTTTAGTCGTCATTTTCCCGCATCTGCCTTTTAAATATGTAAACTTTTTACTGTTATAGGCGTTATTATATACAGAGGTAAATATCTCTGATTTTTTAAAGGAAATTAACATGAAATCACTTTTAGCTGCTCTATTTGCTAGTTTATTTGCTGTAACCGCTTTCGCTGCTGATGCTAAGAAAGAGGAAAAGAAAGACGCTTCTAAGGCTGAAGCCAAGAAAGACGACAAGGCAAAAAAGCAATAATATTAGTCCGCCGATCAGATCTACGATTTCTTACTCTTAAAGGTACTTTAGAAGAAACTGATTATCTAGTATTTGACGATACTCTAGCTAGAAACAAAAATAGGATTAGAGTTGAAAACAAAGATCAAGATGATTTTTTACTTCCTCAAAGCATCAAGTGGAAATTGTTTTTATCTAGGCAACTAGCAATCATAAAAGGGCTCGAATAAAGCCCTTTTTTATTAAATAATTTTATGAACATCTTTGCTAAAATAATTAACTTTTTTAAAGAGCGCAAACGTAAACGAGAGTTAAAGAAGCGCATAGAAGAATTACGTAAACGCGATCCATTTATATATAAATGATTCTCGGCATCACTGCTCAAAACCATGACGCAAGCATGGCTCTAATCGACGGCCCTAATATTCTATGGGCTGCTCATAGCGAACGTTATAGTAGAATTAAAAACGACCCGTCCTTACATCCGGACATGGTCAAGGAATTACGGCGCTACGGTGAACCAACACAGATAGTATGGTTTGAAAAACCCTGGCCAAAAAATATTCGTAGACTATGGAGTGGGGAAAGACCGTGGCGTAAAAATCCCAAAGACGAGTTGAAACGTATTGGCTTAGGTCATCTTCCTGTTGATTACGCATGGCATCACGAAAGTCATGCCGCTGCCGGATTTTATACCAGTGGATATAAAGATGCAGATATACTAGTAGTAGATGCTATAGGTGAATGGGATAGTGTCAGTTATTGGCGAGGTGATCCTAAAGGTATTAAAAAACAATGGAGTAAACGATATCCTCATAGTATAGGATTATTTTACACAGCATTTACTCATTATCTAGGACTCAAGCCAAACGAAGAAGAATATATTCTTATGGGTATGGCAGCATTAGGTAAACCTATCCATGTAAACACCATTAGAGATTTTTTCTTCAAGGATTGGAATCCACCGGATTTCAAATTAAGATATAACCTACATCAAGGATGCCGTTGGTGGGATAGACCCGAAGGCGCCACAGATTTTGACATTGCGGCCAGTGTTCAATATATTACAGAACAATACTTATTGGCCACAGTTTGTCAAATAGCCTATGACACACCTACAAGCAATAATTTTATCTTCATGGGGGGATGTGCTCTTAACTGCGTAGCAAACTCTAAGATAGCAGATCTCGGTTACTATGAGAATATATGGGTCATGCCTAATCCAGGCGATGCAGGTTCTGCTATAGGTGCCGTGGCCGCACTTACCAAACAGCATTTACATTGGCCAGGCCCTTATCTTGGCACTGACATAGATAGACCATTAGACATAGACAGCGTTGTGAAAGATCTACTAGATGGTAATGTAGTGGCTGTGGCCAATGGTAGAGCAGAGTTTGGTCCAAGAGCATTAGGTAATCGCAGTTTGCTATGTGATCCACGCGGACCTGAAGCCAAACCAAGAATGAATGCTCTCAAACGTAGAGAAGAATTTAGACCATTCGCTCCTGCCGTATTAGCAGAACATGCTGATACTTTTTTTAGGATGCCAGTTAAGCACACACCATATATGCAATTTGTAGCAGAATGTCTTACTCCTAATGAACTGCCTGGTATTTGCCATTATGATAATACAAGCCGTGTACAGACTGTTAAGGCAACTGATAATATACTGTTTAGGCAACTATTAGAAGCGTGGTATTCTGCAAGCGGTTGTCCCATTCTAATGAACACTAGCCTAAATGTCAAAGGTGAACCTCTAGTCAACTCATGGGAGGATGCACTTAGATGGAAAAAAATTAACGGAGTACGGGTATATTGAAACACTATTTTGATTGGGGATCACTTACTAGACAAACTATAGTGGACCATTTTCAAAAACTTAAACCTAGAATTGTTGGTAAAGCATTGACTCCACAAAGGATACAAAGAGTATTTCTTAGACACGCTCAAAAACTAGCACCCGTTACTATAAGCCGAAGACAAAGCATGGAAACTGACCACGGTTATATCTATATAGGCGGTCAATACGATTTCGATTATGACGAGCAGGGACAAATACCAATTAGTTTAGTGTTTCAATATCATCCGTTTGATGATTGCATTACTTTGGATAATAAAAAATTTAATAGATCCTGCATATTAATAGCCGATACTCTTTTACATGAAATTGTGCATATGCGCCAATACAGACATAGGAACTTTTCGACCAGACCAAACTATCGAAGTAGTGCGACCTCAGAAAAGAAAAAAAATGACCAAGCCTATTTGGGCAACTATGATGAACTAGATGCCTACAGTTTTAATATAGCCTGTGAATTGTATAAACATTTTAAAGACGATAGTAAGTTAGTATATAGATATTTGAATAGCAGCAGCGCATATAACAAGAAGTCATCGACCTATAAATGGTATATGCGAACATTTGATTATGATCATAACCATCCTATAATTAAAAAATTGAAAACCAAAATTATAAAATACTTGCCCATGGCTAAATTAGGCAAACCTTATAAAAATAGTGATTGGATCTGGTATTGACCTAGGCTAGCAAATGTGTTATAATTAACACATGAACGCAATCAAAACTATAAAATCAACTGACCCCAGATTTAGAATCTCAGACGGACTTATAGTGTCTGGTAGAGCAGGTATCTACATCAGCCAACACTGTCCAGACACCTATAAACATCTTATAGAAGAATGTGTTAAACACGGTTGGATCCAACCCGTGGCCTATATGACAGAGCGTGAAATGATGATTTCAGGATTATTAAATGACAGATAAAATGATTATACCAATGCCCGGAACACTAGGTGGGGCGAAAATTGTCTTCATGGATGAAGATAGGTCTAAATACAAAGATGTCATCCTCGACAATAACTCGGAGAATAAAATGAATAAATTAGTAGAAGAAGCACCATATCATCCCGGATACGAAGGTGCAGTATTTTCAGATCCAGGAAAACCTTTAAGTCAGGCCATTCGTGAAAGAATGATGTCCAAGGGTAAAAGATTTTGGGCCGGTGATAATGTAAGTGAATTTGTAAAAGACAGTGATAAGGACTTATTAATTGAGGAAGCCACTAGGGCCTTTGAAACAGTATTAGATACTCTGTTAATTGATAGGCATAATGATCCTAACAGTAAAGGTACTGCTAAACGACTGGCTAAAATGTATTTTAATGAAATAATGGCAGGCAGATATGAACCAAGACCGGATGCAACATGTTTTCCTAACGATTCGGCAGATCGCTACGAAGGTATGCTTGTGGTTAGAAGTGAGCTTCGTAGTATGTGTAGTCACCATCATCAGCCTGTTTCCGGTGTGGCTTATATTGGAATCATCGCTGCTGAGAAACTTATTGGGCTTTCTAAGTACACTCGCATTGCTCAGTGGTGTGCCCGTCGCGGTACACTACAGGAAGAATTGGCTAACGACATAGCAAGAGAAATAGAATCAGCAACAGGTGCTAAGAATTTAGGAGTTTACATACAGGCTACTCACGGATGCTGTGAAAATCGAGGTATCATGGCACATAGTAGTCTAACACAAACCACAGTTTTAAAAGGATCATTTAAAGAAGATCCAGGAGCAAAGAAAGAGTTTTTTGACAATATTAAATTACAACAAGAATTTGCACCTCGCTAAAGATTCTATAAATCTACTTTTTAATAAGGTTCGCTAGTAACATGGCAATTTGGAAAATTCAAAACTATCACAAAAAGAACGCTGTTGAAAGGCAGTATTGGGTCAAAGATGGAGTTACTGTAGTCAAAGATGAAGGCTTTCGTTGGGGCTACTGGACCTGCGAAAGTGACGAACGTCCAGACATTGATCTAGATAATCCTGACGGCTATGAACTTATGAGCACCGACTACGATTGGGAAATGGATTCCATGGATGATGGTTGTTGGGTTGATTGGGAGTGGCCTGATGACATGGATGAGGAAGAACAGGAACGTATTAAAGAACTCTGGGATGAAGATTATTTTGAAGGATTAGAAGGTGATGGCTGGGTGAACGACGAAACTGAACACTGGATTTATGGCCCTATCCTAATTACCAATATGGATACCGGGGAAGAGTTTCATGGAAAAGACTAACCTACACGAAGAAATTTATGAAAATGCAATAGACCTGCTGCGAGAAAAATATTATAGAGTAGACAATGCCACTGCCATTCCACGAGATGATCTACATTGGACCTACTATAGAATGATAGTAGAAGAATGTGCCAAATCTGTAGAACATATTAGAGTTTGGGATGGAAATCTTAAAGAACATATTAGACGCAAAATGGGAACACTATGAGAATAGAAGATGACATTAAATTAGATTTTAGAGATGTTCTTATCCGTCCAAAGCGTTCAACGCTTTCAAGTCGAAAAGAAGTTGAATTGGTTAAATCTTATAAGTTTAAACATAGTGGTTATGAATACCAAGGTATTCCTATTATGGCCGCTAATATGGATGGCGTAGGCACTATTAAGATGGCGCAGGCCCTACATAGTCATCGCTTGTTTACTTGTCTAGTCAAATCATATAACGCAGACATTGAAAATTTCTCAGAATTGAGAGTTAATACAGATAATTATGCTGTCAGCACAGGAACCAGTGATGACGATTTCCGTAATCTACGGGCAGTAATAACAGGCCTAGGTGCTCAGTTTATCTGTATTGATGTAGCCAATGGATATTCAGAACATTTTGGGGATTTTGTAGCCAAGGTAAGGGAGCAGTTTCCAGATAAAACAATTATAGCAGGTAATGTTGTTACCGCAGACATGACACAGGAGTTAATTTTACGTGGAGCAGATATTGTTAAAGTGGGCATCGGTCCTGGGAGCGTTTGCACAACTCGTATTCAAACTGGCGTTGGGTATCCTCAGCTTAGTGCTATTATTGAGTGCGCTGATGCTGCTCATGGGCTTGGTGCTCATATTATCGCAGATGGAGGGTGTACCTGTCCTGGTGACATAGCAAAAGCATTTGGCGCAGGGGCAGACTTTGTAATGTTGGGAGGTATGTTTGCTGGACATGATGAAGGTGGTGGGAAACCGATCTACAAATCGTTTCTAACCAATGAACTAGATAACAAAACCGGAGAACCCTTTGTAGATACGCAAGATTTTGTAGAATTCTACGGCATGAGTTCGTATACTGCTATGGAAAAGCATCACGGTGGAGTAAATGAATATCGTTCATCAGAAGGGCGTACAGTAGAGATACCATATCGTGGTTCTGTACATGAAACTGTACGAAACATTCTAGGCGGGTTACGAAGCGCCTGTACATATGTTGGTGCAGAAACACTAAAGCAATTGCCCAAATGCACAACATTTATTAGAGTAAACAAACAATTTAATGACGTATTTTTAAAATGAAAAATGTAAAAAACTTAACAGACGATGAACTAGAAGAATGTGTCGACGGATCTACAAACTTAGACATGATACGTGATATTCTAACTAAACACGGAGTAGTTGACCTAGAAGGTTGGATTGATCCCGAAATATTTGCCGATTGGTTCGCGTCAGGTATAGCAGGTTATATAGACGCAGAACCCGATACTGACGAATGGATAGAAGCCAACGATAATAATTGGAACTGGGGCTACGATATAGCAGATAACATTAATGGTTACATCAGTGATAATTTTGCCGATACTGAAAATAAGGCTTGATTTTATTACAAACAAATTGTACAATAACAATAATTAAGGAAATTTATGAAAAACAAAGGAAAGTTAAACATTCCAACTAGAGGATCTGCATCCATGCAGGCGCCTAGACCTGCACCTCAGGCACAGTCTGCATCAGAAAGACCCAGTGTGATGATTGCTGTACCCGCTATGGAAATGGTTAATGCAGAGTTTGCACAACATCTAGCAATGGCCAGTGCTAACCTAGTGGCCAATGGTATAAAAATTAATTGTGCATTTAACATAGGCAGTGTTATCACAATCGCACGTAGGAATCTAGTTGATATCTTTCTAAAAACTGACTTTAGTCATATTTGGTGGGTAGATAGTGATATGAAATTTCCTATTGATGCACCATTAAGACTTTTGGCCAGAAACAAACCAATCGTAGGAGCAAACTATCGTAGACGTAGATTTCCTAATCCGAACTTTACAGGTATGATAGGTAAAACAGGAGCATTTCAAGAATTTGAAACTACAGATAATAGTCCAGCCATGGAACTTATCGATGTGTTACCACATGGTCTAGTTATGTGTAAACGTGAAGTATACGAACGCATACCTCAACCACATTACTTACAAGAATATGTTCCGGAGAAAAATCTGGAAATTGGTGAGGACATCTACTTCTGTCAACAGGCTCAAAAGGCTGGTTATGAAATTTGGTGTGATCAAGAACTAAGTAGAGAAGTGGCACATATTGGTATCTTTCATTTCAACTATAATCTGTCAGTTCCGAAATGAAAGGAATAGATATGCTATTTGAAAGCATAGAAATAAGACAGGTACGTAATGGTGTCATTGTTACTCTTCGAACAGAAGACGACGATGACCAAGAATATGTTTACGATTCAGATCGTAAAGCCATTAAATTTGTTAAAGATTTGCTTGAAGCAAATCATAAAGATAAAGTTCCTAACGGAACCTAACATGATATGATTAAGAAAAATTATGAAATAGACGAAGATGTATGGGTTCACGGTATTACTAGAGATAACAAGTTGACCAAAGGTACAGTTATCAAAAAGTTTACGCTAGACCATCCAGACTATCACAATGACCAATTGTATGTTGTGGCAATACCTACACACATCGAGCCTTTACTAGAGATTAGATCTTGGGAAACTATGAGCCAAGACGCTCGTGGACCAATTGGCATGTATAGAGATTTACAAAGGCATAAATTGGTTATAGATAAATTTATGAGTAGAACAGGATACATAGTCGGTGATACAGATGACACAGAACCTACAGAAGAGGAAATAGTTGCTGCCCTAGAAAAAAGTCAAAAAGTAGCAGAACACGAACCTTTAGTGCTAAAACCTGCAGGACCTAAACGTCGAAGATTTCCTCGTAAGAAAAAACAATGAACGATGCCTGGCTTCATATTTGTAAAGCACTCGACCCACAATACGATCTAATTAATCACATGATACAACACGGTTTTCAAGTCAAACCTTTTATAACACGCAAAGGTCAAATTACTGTGTTTTCTTTAAGGGAATATTACTTAAATGACGATATTCGTGAATCAATAGATATAGGCCAGTATGACGATTATATTGAATGGATAGATCAACAATTATCTACATGGCCTGGCGTGCGCCGAATGGCCTGGGATGAATGGTATTTTAATAAAAAGTCTGACGCAGAAAAATTTGCCACTATGTTTATACTTAAATGGACAAATTAATTAAGATTGTTGTTCATCAATGGCCTACTTCTGAGTGGATAGGTAGTATTGAGGCTCAATCAATCTATGAACAGTGGTTATCACAAGAAGAAGGTACTTGGTTGAAAAATAATGCCATTGGTGACCTAGAAGTTAAACAAACGGACACTACATATGGTATAGATATGGGCGGAGGATACCCTATCTCTCATAATTATGAAGTTACCGCTACTCTAACTGAAAAGAATTATGTATTTTATAAGTTAAAATGGGCAAGGTAAGATGTGAAGAGGTCGCAGAGAACGGCCAAATTTTAATTAAAGAAATTCACAAGGTCAGAGTTCATGCCTTTAATATGGGAGATGTAGAAGATCCAGAAATCTATGCCGGTGCTGCTATTTGGGATTGGCAACAGACTGAACAAGGTAAATTTGTAATGGAACATGGCCGTGATCATATGTACTACACCTCAGTTGATCATAATACCTACGGTTATAAATGCGTTATTACCTGCGAACTAGAATCAAAAAAATTATCGGAATACTACTTGAGATGGGGTAAACTATAATGAATATTCTTATTACAGGTAGCTCTGGTTATATTGGGTCTCATCTTGTAAAACTACTTAGAACCAATCACAATGTAACCGGATTAGATATAGCCAGTCCTAAGGTTATTCCTACTAAATGGGACAATGTAGATATTACTGGATCATATCTATACATTACATCATTTGATTGTGTTATACATCTAGCAGCATTGACTAAAGTTTCTGCAAGCGTTCATAGTCCATTGCCTTATTATAAAACTAATTTTAACGGAACATTGAACCTACTTAACAGCATCCCCTGTAAACATTTTATCTTTGCCAGCACAGGCGCAGCAGAACATTGTCAAAGTCCCTATGCAGTTAGTAAACGTGCTGCTGAAGATTGTATCATAGAACATTGTAAAAATCGTAAAATGAACTATACTATTTTTAGATTTTATAATGTAATCGGTAATAGTGTAATAGGTACTACAAATAATGACGCATTATTTTACAACTTAGAACAGGCCATACAGACTAAAACGTTTAACTTATATGGTAATGATTATAAGACCCCAGATGGTACTGCCATAAGAGACTACGTTCACGTAGATGAAATATGTGGCAGTATAGAATATGCCCTGACCAATCCTAGTATGAGTATAGAAAATTTAGGACACGGTGTCGGCTATAGTGTGTTAGAAATTGTTGAACAATTTAAGAAAAGTAATAATGTAGATTTTGAAATTAATTACTGCGATAGGAGACCGGGTGATGTAGAAAGGTCTGTGCTTAGTGAATCATCAAAATACATGAAAACAATTTACACAATAGAAGAAATGTTAAGGATAAAAAATGACAAACCCGTTTAAAGATCAAACGAAATTTATGGTATCCTGCGATCAAACTGTGGGCGAAATAAATGCACCACAATTTATTTTATATAGTAAGCTAATTGAAGAAGAAGTTCAAGAACTTAGGGATGCCCGTAATCAAGAAGAACAACTAGATGCTCTGATAGATATCCTAGTTGTTACAATCGGAGCAATAAATAGCATGGGTGCCGATGCCGAAGGTGCTTGGAATGAAGTTATGCGGACCAACTTTGCCAAAATTAATGAGCATACAGGTAAAGTTCGTAAACGTGAGGACGGCAAAGTTCTCAAGCCCGAAGGATGGCAACCCCCTAATCTTAAACCATTTTTACCTAAGGAGTAATTATGTATAGTGTAGACACATTCGACAGTTTTTATCAAAATAGAACTGCCAGCGAAATTAACTCTGCTATGGGCAGAGTTTATGGATACATGATGATGGCTGTGGTAGTAAGCATGGCCGTGGCCGGTTTTGTGGGATTTAATCCTGCCCTATTGGCGTTCTTTTTCACAGGTTGGATGAAATGGGTTACCATATTCCTACCTTTAGTAGCAGTGTTTGGTATTGGTTTCGCATTGGCTAATGATCCGCCTAAACCAGTAGCAATGGCATTGTTAGTAGGCTTTGCTGCTTTAATGGGCCTAAGTTTTGCCACAATTTTTGCTGTTTATAAACTAGGCAGCGTGTTTACCGCATTTATGGGTGCGGCTATTTTATTTGGAGTTATGAGTGGATACGGATATTTCACAAAAAAGAGCCTGGATAGTCTCGGAAAGTTTATGTTTGTTGGCCTTATCGCTATTATTTTGGCCAGTATTGTCAACATTTTCATCGGTAGTAGTGTATTCAGCATGGTTATTAGCAGTCTTGCTATCATTATCTTTTTGGGACTCACCGCCTACGACACCCAAAAGATCCGTGAAATGATCATGTACGATAGTTCGGATGCCGCAGAAGTATCAGGGGCCTTGACATTATACCTAGATTTTGTTAATATATTCTTATCATTGCTAAATTTGTTCGGAGATAAGAAAGAATGAGTACAATGCGTGAATTTATGAACATCATAGAAAGCCAAGGTATCACTGATGCTTGGTTTAAGGATGGTAGTTTCAAAGCCTTCAAGATTCCTGATAAACGAGAACCTTTTGAAGTAGCCAAGGATGATGGGGTAATCAAAACCTTGGAAGGTCCAGTAAAGTATAATCGAGGTGATTATATAATGACTGGACCCAAGGGAGAGCAATATCCTATTAGTCCTGAAACATTTGGTAAACTTAAAACAGATAATGGTGACGGAACTGCTAGCCCCAAAAAGATTATCAAGTTAGCCAAAATGGCTGACCATGATGGGGAAGTGACGTTACAATACAATGGTAGCCAACTAGCATATCACAATGGCGAGGACATTATTGTTCGTCACGGTGAAAATGATTATGGTGTGGTCAAAAAATCAATCTTTGCTCAAACTTACGAGAGAGTATAATGGGCTTTAGAAGTGAATATTGGAGTTGTAGTCCTTTCGCAGATTGGCTTCGTGGTACGCCAAAACCTGGTGCGGGTACCAGCGAACAATGGGATGCTTGGAATAAGGAAGCTGAAGCTAAGCATCCTATTCGTTATTGGCTGGCTGAAGAAGCATTGGACCGAATCCAAAAATTCATCAAATGGCCCTTGGATCGACTATATGACATTAAGTACTATATTAATAATCGTTGGGTTACTCGTACTCATGCCCTCAGTGCTCACCCGCGCGATATCAAACCGGGAACTTGGTGTGACGTTGGCAATCGTTTTCTACCTTGCCTGTTTAATGAGCTTGTTGATTTTGTGGAAGTGGAACTAGCCTGGTGGCATATTGCTTGGGAAGGCAAAGAAGTAAGAGCCAAATATAACGCACCATTTTATGCCACTGGTTGGTTCCGTTGGCGCACTTGGCGTTGTCCACAAGCAGGTTTGGATAACTTGGCTTGGCAAAGTAGTCTCACAGCCAAAGAGGATTATGGACTTGCTCCTGGTGACAAGGGCTATGGAGAACCTACTCATCAGGCTAAAGGTGCTTTGGAAATACTGGCACTTTATAAGTGGTGGAAGGAAGTTTATCCAAACCGTCCAGATCCACACGACGCCAGTGGCTGGAGTGAGTATTGTGAAAGAACCCGTGAATTGAATAAGTCACTTGGTATCAGTTTCTTCAGTGAAAACGGTGACAAGGACTTGGCCAAACTGCGTGACAAGGCGATCAAACTAAGTCATAAAATCGAGCAACAATACGAACGAGAAGATGAGCAGATGATGATCCGTCTCATTAAAATTCGTAATAAACTTTGGACCTAGTATGCTAGCCAGAAGTCCAGATAGACACACATTTAGCCTAAACAATTATCTAAAA